TAGTTTAGTTTAGATTAGTTTAGTTACCCGCTTCAGGACCTTCTCTGCCAGGAGAGGGTCCCATGAAGGGGCAAACAGGTGCTGACAAAACAGTGTCAGCACCTGTTTTAAATAAAATCCTGACCTTTGAATTATTCGCTATCTGAACTAAGATTTATAGGATTAGGGGATTTTAAGATTAATATCTCAAAGCGTCTTCTAAATTAAAAATCCTAACATCCTTTAATCCTACAAATCTTAGTTCCGACGATTACTGACAAAACAGCGTCAGCACCAGTTCAAAATAAAGTAGCGACCTTTGAATAAATCACGTCGGTGAATTAATAAAAAATACCTACTGACAAAACAACGTCAGCACCTAAATAAAATAAAGTTCCGACCTTTGAATTATGCCAATCAGCATATAAATCATCGATTAAACAATTCTTTAAATCGATGAAATCAAAACCAAAACTTGAAATCAAAAACCATGAATTACAAAATATATCTATATGATACCGATACAGACTGCATAGGCTCGGGCAATTTATCATCATCTTACGTACAGACACAACTTGAAGCAGCAGCGCGTCAGGATGTGGAAGTACACATCAGTTCAGTTGGCGGTAGCGCATTCGATGCCATCGCCATTTACGACCTGCTTAAAAAGTATGATGGCAATGTAACTACCTACGTTGATGCACTTGCAGCTTCGGCGGCCTCTATAGTTGCAATGGGTGGTAAAACTGTGGTAATGAGCAAATATGCGCTACTGATGATCCACAAACCAATGGTAGGCACCGGCGGTAATGCTGATGAACTTTTAAAAGATGTGCAGATGTTAAATATTGTCCAATCGCGTCTGGCGCAGATATACATGGATAAAACCGGGTTGGACGGCGTTACTGTTAATAGTTTGATCAACGCTGTCACCTGGTTATCTGCGGATCAGGCGCTTGATCTGGGGTTCATCGATCTTGTGGAGGATTACAATCCTGAGGTAAGCAACAGCATCATCATTAAAAAATATATAAGTACGGCACCCGCTGTTTATCAGCGTTGTATCAATAAAATCTTAACCAACAAAAGCAATATGAACATCGAAAACAGAGAACTTATCGAAAAAACCGGGTCGGTTTTGGATAAGATTATGAACTTCTTTAAGAAGGTAGTAAACAAACAAACCATTACCGACAAAGGTACGTTGCACCATGCCGGTGAACTGGACGAGGGCACCGAAGTTTACAACGACGAAGACATGAGCAGCCCGGCAGCCAGCGACACCTATACCACCGCAAATGGCAATACAGTTGCTGTGCAGGGCGGCCAGGTGCAAAAAATAACACCACCAGCGACCGATCCTGATGCCGAACCCGATGCAGATGATGATGACGCAAGTGCCCCATCGGACAAATTTAAAGCCTCGAAAAAACCATTGGATATTCAAAACAGGATCCTGGCTATCAAGGCAAAGCTACATGCGCAAAATGCTTTATTAGCCGAAGCGAAAGTGGCACTTGAAACAGCAAACAACCGTCTTCAAAAAACACGCGAACAGGTAAAAAACGAGATCAAATCTGACTTTACACCACCCACTGACGGATCTAAACGCAGCAACAAAGCCAAAACAGAACCTGCCCCCTTTTTCGCTCCACAAACCATCCTCGCCCAAAATGCCGTTAGGAAAGCGGTAGCAAGGTAGTTGTTGGAATGTTGCAAGGTTGAAATGTTGTAATGTTAAAAGAACAACATTTTTAAAATTCACTAAATAACCATTGCAACCTTCCAGCATTTTAAACTCACCTACCAAAACATTACAACTTTAAAACATTACAACCTTACAACACTCAAAAAAAACATGGCTCAATTTACATTTACAAACAATACCTATGCCGGCGAAGCGCTGGCCGGGTTTATGGCCAGCACGCTGCTGGAAGCTGATTCGGTTAAGCGCGGCTTACTGACTGTTATTAACGACGTTAAAGCCCGTAAGGTGATACTTGACGTTGATGATAATGTGGTTTTACAAAACCCATCGGGTATGTTTAACGACCAGGGAACCACTGCCCTGCAAAACGAAAGCTACCTTGACCCGGTGGTTTACGAATTTATGAAACAGGAACAATGGGATAATCTTATCCAGTCTTGGGAAGCACAAAGCCTTAAGCCTGGCGCCTTTTTAGATTACGAAGGTGTTGTTGACCTTTCGGATTTTATGGTACAGCGTTATCTTACCAAAATTCAGATTGCAAATGAGCGTTTGTACTGGTTAGGGAAAGGCTCAACCAAAGAAGCTACTTTTACTGCTGCATTCCCCGGTCTGCTGCCAACTATCGCCGCCGCGTCAGGTGTGTACAAAGTAAATTTGAGTAAACCTGCTACTTCTATGGCCGCAACAGCAATTGATGCCTCCGGCATTGTAACGGTGTCAGATACCTCAAACTTGGCAGATGGCGACGTTGTAACCATTACTGCGGCAACCGGCACAAGCAAAGATACCACCAATGGAACACCGGGTATCACAGTCCAGGGGCAATCGTACTTTATTCAGATCGCAAGTGCAACCACATTTAAGCTAGTACGTAATTATAACGAGATAAACAGTCGTCTGGCTGCCACTTTTACCGGCACTTCCACTGGAGCAACCATTAGTTACATCAATGTAAGCAATGTGTTATCTGTTTTAGGCGGTGTTTATGCACAGCTTGACCCGGCCGATCGTATCCAGGATGATTTCAACCTACAGGTTCCATTACATGTAGGCTATGCGTTTGCACAGGCACAGGCCAATAAAGCGCTGAACGTTATTAACGCGTTTACTGATATGAAAAAGATGGATTACCTCGGTATTCCTTTACAAATCATGAACCACTGGCAGGCAAATACAGTTTTAGGCGCCCGTTCATCAAACCTGTTTTTAGGGGTTGATCTGCTGGGTGATGCTTCAGAGTTGTCAACCGTTTACATGAAGCCGTACACTAATGATAACGTAGTACGCATGAAAGCCCGTATGAAAGCCGCTGTAAACTACAAATTCGCAAACGAAATATTTTACCTGAGCGCCTGAGCTTAATTAGTGATTTAGTGAATTATTGATTTAGTGAATTGAAAATAAGTCAAATAAATATTCAATAATTCAATAGTTCGCTAATTCAATAATTAAAATCACTAAATCAATAATTCACTAATTAAAAACACATGTCAATTTACAATAAAATAAACGCCGGGTTCAGTTTAGGAACTGCATCGCCTGTAACAGCTGGTATTGAGGATGTGATCTACATCTTTAACCAGGATGACTTCACCGTAACCTATGATACCACAAATCCGCTTATAGTAACCGGAATAACGGCCATAGGCACTGCAAGCATATATAAATTTGAAGGCACTAATAACAGCTTTAATACCAGCTCAAAACTCGCCAAAACTTCGGTTGGGCCTCGCTACACCGAGGAAATCGACTTCAACATCGCAGGTTTTTCCGTAGACGTTAAAACACAGCTGATGGCTATGGGTTATGGTCGCGTATGCGCTATAGCAGTAAACAACTACAACTCCAGCGATTCCGCCATCGAGTTATTTGGGGCGGTGAATGGTTTGATATTAACCGATGCAGAACGTAGCGCAGCAGACGAAACGCTGGACGGTGGCTACAAATTAAAACTTACCAACCCCGATAAACTAAGGGAGCCTTATCCGCCACGCGCAATATCCATTCCGCCAACCAGCGGAAGCGCCACCTATGCCAGTACCCTTGCTGCAATCGAGGCTTTGGTAGCTGCGTAGTTCATGGTTGATAGTTCATAGATCATAGCAGGATTTCGGTTTTGCTATGGTCGCTGAACTAACCTGCGGCTATGAACAATGATCCATGAACTATGAACACTCAAAAATATGAAAACATACCTGCCACAAATAGAGCGGAGGATATTGGTACGTCCAAATCAAACATTCGGCATACTTAATTACGACCTGGATAATGCTTATCCACAACGCATGCTCGAACTGGTAGCTGTCTCCCCAACGGCTAAAGATTGCTGGAACAAGAGGGCTAAATTTATATCAGGCAATGGTTTCGAAGAACCGGGCTTGGGTAAACAGGTTATCAATAAAAAAGGCTTAACACTTGCTAAACTTTTAAAAGCTATTGCCACAGATAAAGCGCTGTTCACAGGTTTCGGCATCCATGTAAATTACAACGCCAATTTTAAAATAAGCGATGTAAACTACGTAAAGTTTGAGGACATCCGAATGGGTGATACCGACAACCCCGATACTGCAGATAAATATGCTCTTTATTCGGATTGGGGTAGAAAAACATGGAAAAATATCATGCGCAGCAAGATCACTTTCCTTGACAAATACAACCCTGAAGCACAAACTATAAAGGACCAGGTTTTAGCGGCCGGGGGATGGGAAAACTATAAAGGACAATTGTTTTATTTCAATCCCGAAGTAGATGATTACCCATTGATTGAAGCTGACTCGGTATGGGAAGATTTTGAAACTGAAGCCGGGATAAAAATCTTTAACAACCGCGAGGTGACAACCGGCTTTTTGCCATCCACTATGCTGTTTATGCAATCGCGCCGCGAAGAGGCAGACAACAGCCGCCCGGACGAAGGTGAGATACCTTACAGCAATGCACCATCGCAGTTGGAAAAAGATCTCGGATCATTCCAGGGGGCCAAAAGTGCCCAGAAGATCATTGTTATTGAGTACGAAGATGAAACCTCAAAACCGGAATTTCAATCATATTCTATTCAAAACAACGACAAGCTTTTTGCAACCACCGAAAAATCAGTCGAAGCCCGGATCATCAAAGGATTTTCGATCCCAAAAGAATTGATCAATGCCGAAGGGACATCAGGCTTAAGCAATGGCGGAGAAAAGAAAGAGGCAATACGGGAATTCAACGATAACACTGCGCCTGAAAGACTGGAATTGTCGGAAACTTTTGCCGAAATATTCAGTCATTATTATACCAGCATCAACCCTGCTGACAACTGGAACATACTACAGGTTCCTGCAAATGTGGCCGATGATATTACCGGCATCAAAGCTGGCGCAAGTATAAACCAATTGTTGCTGGCTGATCTCCCTGCCGAAAACAAAATAGCCACATTGGTATATGCTTATGGCTTTAAGACGGCGGAAGCGGAGCAAATGGTTGCCCCCTAACCCCCTAAAGGGGGATTGGAGAATCAATATTAAAAATCAAAACTTAACAATTAACAAATCAAAAACTCCCCCTTTAGGGGGCGGGGGGCTCAACCATGAACTTAATCAACCAAACCACATTTCAGAGTTACGAGGATCTATCGGCAAATATTAAACCTGAACGTCTGAATGTATTTATAAAAAAAGCCCAGGACCTTGACCTGAAACCCTTTTTGGGCCATGCCTTGTACTATGACTTTATCCAGAACTTCAATAGTGACGGAACAATTCAGGATACTGCCCCACAACCTTATAAAGACCTGTTAAACGGCAGCGAATACCTTGATAAATACGGCCATATTGTTTTATATGAAGGCCTGCTGCCAACGCTGGTGTATTTCACCTTCGCCCGCTTTATTGAGGCCGATGCGGTGCACTATACAGCAACCGGCCCGGTAATAAAGCACCATGACAATGGCGATGCTGTGGCTCCAAAGGACATTGTAAAACTGGTTCAGCAGCAACGAAGCGTAGCCAATGCGCATGCTAATGAAGTTGAGAAATTCCTTTGGGATAACAGGGCAGACTTCCCGCTATGGCGCTACAACGGCAAAAACAAAAGCAGCCGACAAGCCGGTCCGCGCATCCGTAGCATCGACAGAACAAATTTTAATTATCCATCGGGATTTAATCTGCCAAATGCCAATGACTTCTTACTATTTACTGAATAATGCCTCACCCAACCCTCTCCAAAGGAGAGGGCTTTAAAAAAGAGCGAAGTTAAGTCCTCTCCTTTGGAGAGGGTTTAGGTGAGGCGATTGCAAACCTGTGTAATCATCCGCAAATCGGTGAAATCAAAAAATTTAATATGTCAGATAAAAAAATAAGCGAATTACCTATAGCATCGTCCATAAACGCATCGGATATTTCGGTGTTGGTTGATGGTGGTTCCGACTACCAGTACACCTTTACCGTTTTGCTTGCTTTCCTTGAAGCCAATCTCAGCACTGGCGCCGGGATCTCCTTTGGAACCATCCTACCCCAAAACACAACAGGCAGTAATGGCGATGTTTTTGTAAATACATCGGCCGGTTCATTTGCCCAAAAACTATCGGGCGAATGGACAATTGTTTACACACTCCCAGCTGCCAATGCAGCCGATGGTACATTGCTTTATGGCGCTGGTTTGCCCGGATCGTCAACGGGGAAAAATTCGGATAGCTATATCAATACCTTAACCGGCATATTTTATCAAAAAACTGCAGGGGCCTGGTCGCAGGTATTTTCAATGGCGACCGGGCCCCAGGGGCCGCAGGGTACACCAGGTACGAACGGCACA